AAACAGTAACCCCCGGGGATCAACACCCTCTTGATGTCGTGCAGGTACTGTTGCACGTGCTGTTGTGTGAAGAAGACAAATGTGTCCCAACTGAACACAAGATTACAACTGCCCTGTGGTATGTTTGAACACTCCGTATTCCTGGTAGTGTAGAACCTCAGGTACTTGTGGTGCCTGGTGTTGAATTTCTTCCTAATCACGTTATCCCTGTCTGATAGTACGTCCAAGAAGAAGTTCAATCTCCATGACCTGAAATCCATTGAGAACATGCCTTCACCGGGACCTATCTCTAGGCTGTTGTAGAGGTTGGTCTTTGCGAATTGAAATATCTTGGTCTGCACCTGTCTTGCGAGTATAGAATCAACTGTGGGGTTCTGTTTTTTCTGGTCCAGATCTCTAGAGAACCATTCCGGGGTCTTGTCCATCCTGTTGATCACTTCCTTGTTGTTGGCGTCAACTGCCAACTCTAGGTCCTTTAGTATTTTGAGATTTGAGTCAATCAACTCCTGCAGGTCCTCTTTCTTGACCCGCTCCAGTTTCTCTATCAGCAGTTTGATCTCTTCTATGCTTAACATAACACTATTTAAAATTCAAACAGTTTGTTGAATGTGTTCGTGGTCTCCGTGCTCTGCACGTCCCAACCCAACACACCTATAAGGTTGTCCAGTTTCTGGTCCAGTATGCCCGTCTCCATGGCATCTCCGTCGAATGGCAGTTCCTTGAACCACTCCGGGATTCTCATCTCATCAACTGGATACGCGATACTTGTGTAGCCCAGTGGGTTCTGTTTCAACTTGCAAACAATCACCTTCGCACCGTCCAGTATGGGCATTGAATACTTGTCTCCGTACATGTCCCTGCATCTGTTCCAGTTCATGCTGGCCCTGACGTGTCCCGGCATGTTAGCCCTGCCCTTGGCCACCTCCGCCGCCGTGTACTTGGTCATGTTGTTTGCTCTCTTGGGAGATCCTTTCTCCCAACCTGGCATGGCCTTGAACTCTGCCCTGAATTCACTGATCCTGTCCAATACAATCTTCTCGTCTTTGCCCTGTAGCACCATGTACAGTATCTCACTCAGGAAGTCTTGCACGAACACAGGGGTGTCTGATCTTTTCAGATCGAGTCCCATTGCCTTCATCTTGCCTTCCTTGCCTTCAACATCCACACGTTCGCCTTCCTTGTCATAGTACAGCAGTGCGTATCTCTTCTTCGTGATGAACAGTCCCTTTGACGCAACCAGTTCTCTACCTGCCGCAATCACTTCTCCCCTTGATGCCGGGGTGTGGAATGCCTTGGTCATGAATGCTTTGAATGATCTGTTGACCTCATCTGATATCTTGTCGTACAATCCCACCACTGAATCCTTTGTCCATGGTATCAAGCCGTCCTTGATCTCTTTCTCCAGCACCTTGTATGCCGAGAAGTACACAGAATCTGTGTCTCCATAAACTATACTATCACCTTTGTGGTCATACTTGCCTGCGACGATCTCATTCACCATGCTGGCCATGTGTTTCGTGATACATCTACCAGTCAGTGTGACCGATTGCCCTATCCTCATGTCAAAGAACCTACATCCTGGGTTCAGGATCGCACCATACAGACTGTTCAGGTTGATCTTTTTGACCAACTGTCTCTTGTCCCAGTACTCCCTTTCAATCTCGTTGTCTCCACACTCACGCATCTTCCTCTGCATCTCCTGTCTCTCCTCGTACCAACGTTTCAACAATCCTGGAATGATCGCCTCGTACTCGTATGTGAACAGAGTACCGTTTGCACTCAACATCCATTTGTTATTGCCTTCAAATACCACATCATATAGTTGTGCCGCTGACATTCTGACACTGGTGCCGTCCTCCCAATCTACCACAAGCTCAGTACCTTTTTCTTTGTTCATCACTGCAACATATTCCCAACTGCCAAATTGACTATCCCACGCTGATGCAAATGATTTTTTTTGGTGTAGTGCCCTGTTGACCTCTGCAGAAGTTATAACAGGTCTTATCTGTCCTATGATTGTCTCAGGTCCCATGTTCAATGCCCTAATGACACTTGGATACAGTGAGTTGATGTCAATTGAACCTATCCAGTCGTGTATGCCTTTCTGTGGAGTTGCCACATAGGCACCTGCCGCTGATACTGGTGGGGCATTTTTATCTCTGTATTTCCTGCCGGGAACAATCATGCCACGCCTGTGGGTCTCGTTCACAATGGCCTGTTCCGTGACCGCGACTGCACCCATTGTGGTCTGTAGTAGTACTGTGTTTTGGTGAGCTATCTCATTGGCAAGTTCTATGAACTTCAATTTCTTCTCAAGTTTGGCCAGCAGTGCTGTGTCCTGTCTGTTGTATTCTATGAACAGTCCAAAGTCATTCTTGTAAAGTGCATCAAGTGACCCCTCATACACAGTTTTCTTCTCATCCAATTCGTGTTCACCTATCGCATCCAGTCTGAATGAATGTCTTTCCTCGTATGTGTACTTCCTGTATAATTCCAACAGGTCCAAGTGTACCCTGCCGACTAGATCAAAACTCAACTGTTCCCTGCCGTATTTCTCAAATATTCTTTTCCTGGGTTTTTCCCCCCAAAAACAAAGACGTCTTGTGTCATCTGAACTTAATACCTTCTGTATCCTGCCCACTGTGTATGGGATGTCATACCCTTCACTGTTCCATCCTGATAATATGTCTGCGTCTTCGACCAGTTCCAGGAAGGCGTCCAGCATGTCCTTCTCCTTCTCGAACAGCATCGTGTTGGGGAATCTCTCTGTCAGTACTTTTGCGTCCTGCATCGATATGGTCTTGGGAGGCACCGCCAGTGTGACCAGTTGGTCCGTCCAGCTCATGTAACAACTTATGGCGGTTATGGGCATGAACGGATCATCTGTTGTTGAATAACCCCTCTCAGGATCAAAGTCAACCTCAATGTCAAAGAACATGGTGTTCAGCTTGGGAGTGTCTTTGCCTAAGTAGTTCTCCTCGAGGCACCTGAACACAGGATTGATGTCATGCTCGTACAGTTTCTTGTTGGATCTTATCCTCTGCTCCTTGATGAAATCTTTGTGTGTGGCACACTGCACCCTCTGTAACGGTGCACCGGTCATTGACCTGTGTTTGCCCTTTGCGTCCTCGTAGTAGAAAACGTAACGTGCATCGTACTCCACAAACACACGACCTTTCTTGGGATCACGTTCCACGACGTAGATCTTGTCCTCATCTTTCTTGTATAATGCGTCTATGTAACTCATACTACCACCAATAACTTGCCACGCCGTAACCGTAGACGTTTATGATTGCGAAGTAGCCGGTGATCATCATCACGAACGCCGCCTCTCTTTTGTATGAAGCATAACATTGTGTGACCGCTCCTATGAAGAATCCCGGGTACACTATGGTCATGTCAGGATCCGAGGCCGTTATCGCCAGGGTCATACTTGCTCCAACTGTGAATATGAAACTGACCAGCTCAAAATAGAATGCCACTCGGTCACTCTCATAGCTACGAAGCCAGAATAATCTGACTTTTTCCACTATAACTTGCCTGCGGCCACTAGTATGGATTCCAACACGTCTAGATCGTCTGTTAGATTCTTATAACTGTCCTTGTGTGCTATCGAGATCGCTTTGTTGATAATCGCGGGTTTGAGCTCGAGCTCTTCTGATATCGCTTTCACTGTGTCTCGTAAACCGCCCTTGAGGTCATCCACTTCACCCAGTACCTGTGAACCCTGTGATATGATCTGGATCAGCTTCTGCTTCTCTGCGTCATTGAAATTTCTTACTGCCATTTGTTTCTCCTGTTGTTATCCAACAAGTATATAACAATTATGACGTTGAGTCAATTGGTATTTGGATTATTCTACGTGGCCTTTGTGTCTGGCTCTTTTTGCAACGTCACCTTTCTTCATGGCCTCGGCCCAAACGATCATGTTGTTTACCAAGCTCTTGACCATGCCTATGGTCTCTGAATCTTGTAGGATCTCGTCCCTGCCCTGTGCTTCTGATTCTATGTTGCACAATGGAGGTGTCGTGAGTGCTAGGTTAGATGCGAAACTGGCCAATGTGCCCGTGATGTGTTGCCAACCGTCCACCCCGCCTGACACGATGCTACCGAACACCTTGCCGAACATTGGTTTGTAATCATTTCCGTCAATGCTCCAGGTGTCTATGTAGTCCAGTCTCTCGATCAAGGCCTGTGTGTGACTGCTGAACATACCCCACCATATGGGAGTGGCGATTATGATGCCCGCCATGTCTGGCTGTATCATCCTGTGTATCACTGGACGTAGATCATCGTCCTCGTCCTGTGTGCTGTTCTTGTAGTTCAGTTCCGCCGTGTTCACTATCTCACACTCATGACCAAGTTTCTCGAACCCCATCTTGACCATCTCACAGACCACTGACGTGTTTGATTCTGTGCTTGGCTTTAGTGTTCCGTTTATTATTATGAATTTCATATTACTTCTTTGTTTTCACGTTCTTGGCTTTGCCACGTCTGTTCTTTTTTGGATCTTCTCTACGTTTCCTTGACGCCGCTGACTTCCTGCCTTTCTTGCCCAGTGCGTTTGCTTTGCTTCTTGGCAGGCACTTGGGTTTACCTTCCTTGCTGGAACCCCTCGCACAGTCACCCCTGATCTTACCATCTGGACCAAAACGCACCCACTTGTCCTTGAACCATTTCTTGAGATCCTCGTTCAGTGATTCCGCGAACACCAATCCACCGCAGTTGACACAGAAGTCAACGTCCTCCTTCTTGACGCAGTTGGGTACACGTTTGCCGAACATGGTCTTCATGCCCTTCTTTGTATAACCTTTCCAACACTTTTCTGTGATTACGTCTGTGATTCTCATTATTTCTTCTTGCTGTTACCCCAGTTGGCCGCACCCTTCTTACGGCACTGCACCAGTGCACCACTGGCGTAGGCTGAAGGCCATACTTTGTATCTTGATTTGACCTTGTGATAGCAGGCGTCCTGTTTCTCCGCCAACTGTTCAAATTCCGCTTCTGTGATCCCTGTGACTTCACGTATCTGCGTGTCACCTCCTCCTCGTAAAAATTTCCTTATGTCTTTTTCAATCATTTCCAATGCGTCAGGCAGTTCGCCTTGTGCAGAAGCAGAATTATCAATGATGTGTATGTTGTCGAACAAACGGCTGAACCTTCCTAGATTTTGTTCAATGACCGCATAATTTTTATGCACGAGCTCATCCGGCAGTGTACGTTCTCTTTCTTTGTTCCTGCGTAGAGCGGTTTCTAAATCTGTGTTCACAAACACCATTGTCGTTGCATATCCTTTGTCTTCTAATTCTTGTTTGATTTTTGCAATAGTATCATACATCCTGCCGGTGGAATCTATGAGCAGGCCCAATCCGCCATCTGTGTATCTTTGCTGTTGTTTGGCGACCAACTCTTTCGATCGCTGTCTCTGTTTTTCCCGTTCGGGTTCTTCCCCGGGAGGCATTTTCCATGATAAGTTTTTCTTGGTCATGAGAAATTTAAAAATGTTGTCCATGTTTACTTGTTTCAGTCCTTGGAATGCACCTGCTAATTTCCTAGCAACGTATGTTTTCCCTGCACCGGGAGACCCAGCAAAAAATATTGCTTTATGGATATAAGGATCGTGTGGACCTTCTAGTATTTCATGTATCTTCATTTTTTGTAAAGTACATTACCAGGCTCTACATGACCAATATCGGGCAGATGTCTTCGGTCCTGGGTTGGCACAGTTGTGACGTGCCCTGAAACTCTTCCTTGCTTTTGGATTGCTCTTCCTGATCTTCATGGTCTTCTGTCCAAGTTTTTTAGCACTTGTACCACCGTGTCCGAAGTTCACCTTCTTGACATTGCCTGTGCTGGGATCTTTGACATAAACTTTGAATTTCTTGGAGTCACCACGCATGGGTTTGTTGAGTGGAACTTTCCTACCTTGGTACTCTGCGTCAAACAGTTCCGTCTCGTCTTCTGGGAAACCTAGTGAACCAAGCACTTCCTCGAAGTCCTCGTCCTCTGCTATGTCAAACTCGTCACCCT